TAAAGTTAAGTACGCCGGTACTCAAATTATCTCCCGTGAAATGATTGACAACGGTGCAGACTCACCACTCTTTTACACAGAGCTAATGGACGAGTTAAATGCTGCATACGATTTTGCTACTAATGCCGCAGCAATCGCTGCCATTATTGCAGGGGGTACAGCCGCTACCACTACACAGGCTGCAACTCTTGCAGGCCTTGAGGCATACATTGCAGAAAGTACCGTCAATGTTTACGATTCCACTTCATACTTTGCCCGCAATCTTGTAGTGGGTAAGTCATGGTGGAGCACTTTAATCGGCGCTTTGGATACCACCGGGCGACCTCTATTCAATCCACGCCCTAGCAATATGGCGATGAATACAGCCGGTGTTGCTAATCCTACATCTGTGCGCGGCGACGTGCTCGGTTTGGATATGTGGGTCGATCGTCAAATGGTGGCAACAGCTTTGGATAACAGCGCTTTTGTGATTGCTCCGGAGTCTATTGGACTTTATGAGTCAAGCCGTACAATGCTATCAATTGAAGTACTACCTACACTTGAGTATCAAGTCGCTCTGTATGGTTACTTTACACCGCTTGTGAAACAAGCAACGGGTCTAATTCTCTACGATAAAACTTGATAAAACCCTAAGTAGTGCGGTGGCATTATTAGCCCTAGTGCCACCGCACCTAGTGTAAGAAATGGAGCCCGTCAATGCCTGCAATTTATGTAACCGCTGCCGAGCTTAAGTCTGCCCTAGGTGTTGGAACTCTGTACGATTCGGGCGATGTAATTGAAACGTGCTGCCAAACTTCACAGGATTTAATAAATGAGTTTTTAGATTTTAACTCGGCACCTGTAACGGGTGCGAGTATTGTTAGCAATGTTGCCACGCTCGCGTTGAGTGTGCCCGCTCGCTATGTTATCGGCCAAACTCTCACCGTCAGCGGGTGCGGCTCCACGTATAACGGCAGCCAAGTGATTACTGGTGTATTACCGGGAGCGGGCATTACTCAATTACTCTCTTACCCGTATCCTGTAGGTATGGGCGTATCTTTTATTCAATTTACTAAGGTTGCATCCGATGATACTTTCCACGCCGTTATCCCATACGGCAAAGCATTAGGGCCCGATACTAAAGCCACTACCTACGCGCTTACCGGTGCGATACGTGAGGCCGCCTTACTTCTAGCCGTTGATATTTTCCAAGCCCGTCAAGCCCCCGCTAGTGGTGGCATGATTGATGGCATGACCCCGAGCCCTTATCGCATGGGTAATAATTTAATGGGCAAGATACGCGGTTTATTAGCACCTTACGCCTCTAGTGGATCGATGGTTGGATAGATGGCCGCCGCGATTACTACGCTCCGCTCGACAATAGCGGCAGCTTTGGCCAACGCGGGCGTGTGGAGTGTTTACGCTTACCCGCCCCGCACAATTACAGCCAATAGCGTAATAATTGCCCCGGCGGATCCATACCTCACCCCGAGCAATAATCGCGCCATAGGTATTTCACCACAGGCTTACCTAACCGTGATGTTTACAAAACCTTTACTAGATAATCAAGGCAACCTCAACGAGATTGAAACAATGATGGTAGCCGTATTTACTAAGTTATCGGCAGACTCTTTAGACCTTAATATTTCAAGTGCAAGCGCGCCAAGCGTATTAAGCGCCGAAAGCGGCGATTTACTTACTCAGAGTTTTAATATCAACACCCTAACGAGTTGGAGCTAAAAAATGGCACTTACCGATGAAGAAAAAGCATTTTTAATCAAGGTAGGGCAAGAGCTGCCAGCCGAGATTAAAGATTCCACACCACTACCACCAAAGAAAGAGGCATAGGATCATGTCAATTTTTCTCAATAATAAAGTGGGCTTTAAGATTGCCACCATCGATCTTAGCGACCACGTTACAGCATTTTCACTCAATCGCGTATCGGATCAAATCGAGGTCACGGCCATGGGTAGCACCGCCCATCAATTCGTTACCGGGCTATCCTCGGATACCATTACGGTGACTTTTCTCAATGACACCGCCGCCGCTAGCGTGTTAGCAACTTTGCAGGATGCTTACGGCACCACGGTAGCTTTTACAGCTACACAGGACAAAGTTGCAGCGGTATCGGCAACTAATAAGCTCTACACCGGTACTATTTTGGTGGATAATATTACCGACATTAACGGCGCTGTAGCCGATGAGGGTACGCTCGATATTACCTTTACATGCAACAGTAAAACAGCGTTAGCAACTACAGGCACTTTCTAACTAAGAAATAAGGGGCTAAATTATGGCAAAGTTAAAGATTACTAAAGTAGATGGTACTTACTTAGAGGGCGAGATTTCGCCTAAAGTTGAGTATCTTTTTGAACTGCAATATAAAAAAGGATTTTACAAGTTTTTTCGTGAGGATGAGCTCCAGTCGGCGGTTTATTGGTTGGCTTGGCAGCTTATCCAAGAGGCAGGCGAAACCGTTAAACCATTTGGCGTTGAGTTTATTGAAACCTTAAAAAAGGTAGAGGTGGATCTAACAGACTCTTTAACGTAAAGCGCGATTACCCGCATACTTACTTAATTGCAAGATTAAGTATTAGGTTGGGTATCGCGCCTAACGATTTACTAGAGATAGATAGGCCGATGCTATCGGCGCTATTGCAGGGCTTGAAGGATGAGCGAAAGGAGCTCGAGGATGCCAACAGAAATAAAGGGCGTAATAGCATTACGCAAAGCCCTTAACGCCTACGCTCCCGACTTAGCCAAAGAGCTCACTAAAGAGATTACGAACTCGCTAAAGGTTATCCAAAAAGATGCCCGGGGATTCGTACCAAGTAAGGCACCCGGCGGGCTTTGTAATTGGGATTTTGATGCTAGCCGTAGGATTACCGCCCGCAATTCTATGTTTAGGACTTTTAGCGCGCCCGGTGAGCGCGTGAGATTCTTCCCGCTCTATAACGCTACCGAGATTAAGCGGGGCATTGTTTACCGCACGGGATATGGGCGGCCTAACTCTCGGGGCTTTCGATCCTTATTTAGGATTAAAAACCTTAGCGCGGCAGGTGCTATCTATGAAACCGCCGGGCGTAAAAATCCGCAAGGCCTTAGCGCCTCGGGGCAAAGATTCGTGCAACAAGGCCCAATATATGGCCGCAAGGGCAACGGTGGAGATATGAGAGGCCGGTTACTCTTTCGCGCTTGGGAGAAAGATGAAGGTAAGCAAACGGTGGCAATATTTAAAGCTATTGATGCCGCCTCGGCCAAGTTTAAGAGCCGTAGTACCGTGGTAGATTTAAAGAGGACAGCATGAGCAATATAGTTATAGATATTGCGGCCGAGTTCACAGGTAAAAAGGCTTTTAAAACCGCCGACACGGCTACGCAAAAACTAGGCAAGAGTGCTAAAGGATTAGCCCGAAACTTAGGCCTTGCCTTTGGAACAGCCGCGGTAATTGCCTACAGTAAAACGGCTATTAAGGCTGCCGCCGCCGATGCTAAAGGGCAGGCACAGCTAGCCTTAGCCCTTAAAAATGTAGGGCTTGCCCGGGATGCCGCCTCGGCCGAGGCTTACGTGCAACGGCTGCAAAGCGAGTTCGGGATAGTCGATGACCTTTTAAGGCCTGCATATCAAAAATTAGCGATAGCTACAAAGGACTCGGCAAAAACTCAAAAACTTTTAGGCATAGCCCTAGACATATCCGCAAGCGCCGGGCTCTCTTTGGATCAAGTCACAGGGGCACTTTCCAAGGCTTACCTAGGTAATAACGTAGCCCTTGGTAGATTAGGTGTAGGCATATCTAAACAGGATTTAAAATCTAAATCTTTCGATGAAATAACAAACCAATTAGCCACAACTTTTGCGGGCGCTGCGACTACAAGCGCCGCCACGTTTTCGGGGCAATTGGCTTTACTCAATGTGGCAACGGTTAACGCTGCCGAAACTATCGGCGGCAGCTTAATCAATGCTTTAGCCTCGGTTGGAGATGATGATTCCATGGCTAGCCTCGGCAGCGATATTGAAGGCGCGGCCAAGTCAATAGGTAATCTAATTGATTCGGTGGTATATCTAAAAGAACAATTAAACACAATCCCCGGCGCTGGAGTTTTAAAAAATATTGCTAAAGCTTTGCTTTTTTTCCCCGGTAAACTTAGCCCGCAAAGGGCAGCCGAGTTGCTTAAAGAAATAAAAGGCTTTCAAGGCATGGGTAATATTGCCATGACAATAGCGGGTAAAAATGAAGTTAAAATTGCTAAAGAAAACACAAAGCTAACCCAAGCTCAAACCGCGGCGGAGTTGGCCAAACTAAAGGCTAAAAAAGACCAGTTAGCCCTAGATAAGGCCGCCATAGCATTAGGTAAGGGTAAAGATGTTTTTGACTTACATGCTATACAACTTAATGCCGCAATGATTAACACGACTCAGCAACTAGGCAAGGTAACTTCACAGGCTCAACTACTAGCCCTTACTAATGACCTCGCCCGGCTACGGGTTAAGCAAGATATTTTAGTGCTCGAGGATGCCATATCTCAAGGCGATGCGGTAGCGGCAACGGCGGCGGCTAAAAAATTAAACGTAGATTTAGCCATACTTGGCACCCTTAGTAATCAAGCCCTAAAACTGGCAGACATTAAGGGCATACTCGCTCAAATAGCGCCCAAGAGTTTAATAGATATAAATAATCTTAATGATGCTATTGCCAAAATAATCGAGTTAAACAGACTCCAAGGGCTCAAAGTTGCCCCGAGCGGTGCGGTTATCCCCGTTGCACCCATAATAAACACGCCCGCCCCCGATTTTCCCACAATGCCTAAAGGCGAAGAGTGGAACGGCTTTATTAACTTATTACCAGATAGCGCGGGCACATCCACTACTACCGCCGCCCCTATAGTTATCACTTTTAACGCGCCTATTTATACCGTGGATAGTGCCGAGTTCGCCGCTAACGTGCAAAAAGCAATACAGAATAATAACCGCTTTGGCAATAATTTAAGTTATGCCGGGGGGCTTGGTAACTAATGGCTTTCCCTGTAACGGTCAATGCGGTAATTAACTTTAGTTCGGGCGCTAATTTTGCTCAAGCTATGATTTTAGATACTGGGATACTCGATACTAATATTCTTGCCGATTCGGCTAGCGTTATTGTGGATGTATCCGATGTAATAGATAGCATTAGGACTAATCGAGGCCGTAACGCGCAAGCGGATCAATTTCAAACGGGCACATTATCTTTAAGAATAATCGACCAAAACGGGGATTTTAACCCTCAAAATGCGAGCTCGCCCTATGCGGGGCTTATTACTCCGATGCGTAAAGTTCAAATTACGGCAACCTATGCCGGAATTACTTACCCGGTGTTTAGCGGATTTATCACAAGTTTTCAAACCACCACGCCGCTCACAGCTAATGATATTGTCTATACTCAAATTGAGGCGGTAGATGCTTTCAGGCTTGCCCAAAATGCTCAAATAAATACCGTGGCAGGCTCGGGCGTACAGCTATCGGGTGCAAGAATAAATGCCTTGCTAGATGCTATCGAGTGGCCTACATCAATGCGCGATATAGATGCAGGGCAATCGCTCATGCAGGCCGATCCCGGGGGAGCGCGTACAGCTTTGGCCGCCATGCAAAATATCGAGCTCTCGGAATATGGCAGCCTCTACGTATCGGCCGATGGATCTTTCATATTTCAAGATCGATCCGTTACAGCGGGATCTATTGCAAGTACTCCGACAGTTTTTAGCGATGTAGTAGGGGCAGGCATTGGCTATAAAGATGCCGTATGGCGCTTAGACGATACGTTAGTCTATAACAAGGCAGACATTACCCGGGCAGGTGGCAGCGCACAGAGCGCAAGCGATGCAACCTCGATAGCTTTATATTTCTTACACTCATATAACCAGCAAAATCTATTAATGCAAACCGATACCGAGGCCTTGGATTATGCGAGTAGCTATATCTCTAGCCGCGCCTCAACCTCGGTTAGATGCGATGCTATAAACCTTGACTTATACACAGACTCCTACGCCGCTGGAATAGTTGCAGCCCTTGATTTAGATTACTTTGACCCTGTAACGATTACGACAACCCAGCCAGGCTCCTCGACTCTTACCAAAACGCTACAGGTATTCGGTAAGGCTATGACTATTACGCCTAACTCTTGGCGCGTAACGATGACTACCCTTGAACCTATCATCGACGCGTTTATTTTAGATTCGGCTTTATACGGAGTTTTAGATAAAAGTGTTCTATCCTATTGACTAAGAAAGAGAGTAGATAATGGCTATACAAGACTTTGTAACAGGTCAGGTGCTTACGGCTACCCAAATGGATAACCTACAGGCTAACGACTATAACCAAACAGTAAGCGCAAAGGTTGCTAGTTACGTGCTAGTTGCCGCCGATAAAGGCACACGCGTTACTATGTCTAATGCAGGTGCTACGACTATTACCGTTAATACTGCACTCTTCGCGGCCGGCGATACGCTATTTATTACTAATATCGGTGCAGGTGCTTGCACAATCACGGCAGGTACGGCAACAGTTAGCACGGCCTCATCTTTAGTACTGGCTCAATATGACTCAGGCCGCCTCTACTTTACGTCTACAGGTGTAGCAATATGGGAAAAGTATCAGGGCGCGGCAAGTAGTAGCGCATTTAAAGGGTGTCTTCTTTATCGGACAGGTTTAATATCTACAACGGGTGGAGTATATTTTGTTGTACCTTTCGATAATGAGTCGGTAGATACGAACAACTTTCACGATAACGTGACAAATAATACTCGCGTTACCATTCCCGCAGGATTAGGCGGGAAATACTTAATCACTTCAACTTGGGGGCCTGATACTTACAATTCCGCGACCAGTTATGCCAAAATCAAGGTTAATGGAGCAGATATTACAACGGCCAACGGCGGGGCACAAAGTGCAGGTTATTTATTTTTTGGCGGTTCACCTGGAAGATTAAATGGGTCAGGCATTTTTACTTTTACTGCTGGCGATTATTTTGAAATGTTTTTTCAGGTAGATACCACGAACAACAATGTCATTATTGCCTCTTTAGCCGTTACTTATTTAGGAGCATAAGATGAATTACAAAGTTACTAAAACTAACCCAGTTGCTAACTCTGATGATTTCAAAAAAGAATCAGGGTGCGAGTTATTCACTATTGAAGGCGAGTTTTACATTGAAGGCGCAGATTCTCAAAAACACGCAGATTCTCTTATGGCAGCCCATAATCCCGTTGATACTCATGCAATTAACGCTACCGCTAAATCAGACCTACTCGACAAACTAGGCATTAACGCCGATGAAGCAAAACTGTTGCTGTCGTAATGTCTGAACTCACCTCGGCGCTAGTGGGCCAACTCATTACCCTGAGCGGCTTAGGCCTTGCATCTGCTAACGGCTGGCCTGCATCAGAGGATCAGGCCGCTATTGGCATTAAGTCCTACCCTGTACCGGGCGCTAACCTTAAAATAAGATGTGCCGAAAAGGTAGCGCCGTTATTAGTCCACTTCGCGGCAGACTTTCACGAGTCAATAGAGCCTATAGATGAGGGAACGTTAGACGACTGGGGCTACTGTTTTAGAAAAGTACGC